CGACTCTGGGTACAGAGGTGAAATAAAAGTCTGTTTACTTAACACATCTGATACACTGGTACACATTCATCCGGGCGATAGAATCGCTCAATTGATTATACAGAAGGTTGAAGACATTGAATTTTTAGAGGTTGATAATCTTGACGATAGTGATCGTGGAGATGGCGGCTTCGGAAGTAGCGGGAGATAAATATGCCTTTTAATAGGTTGCAACAAATTATTGCCGAAAGAAAAGCGGCAGCGAATAAAGAAGAAGTTATTGAAGATGCCTCGACTCCACAAGAGGATAGGACTAGAGGAGAAACTAGACGAGAAGCAAAGGAAGATCGCAAAGAGGATCGAAAAGAAAAAGTTGAACAGAAGCGAAACTACCGATTAGAGAAGATCAACGCAGTAAAAGAGAAGATTTATGCTGTCGCATCTAAGAGAAAGTGGTTGTTTTTTATTATAGTTGGTGCTATAGTAGCATACCTAGTTATCTTCAAAGGTGGTTTTGGAGGTGGTGATATTCTAACTAAGATCAAAGGATTTTTTGGATGATGAAAAAGACATTAACTTTAGAATGGAAAGATTTTCTACTTGGTGTATTTTTAAGCGCTACCATTTGTATGGGGTTCTATATCTTTAGAGGAATGTAAATGAATTTAGGCATAACAGCTATCGCTGTTTCCGCTGCAATGTATGTAATTGTATGCGGATCATGTATAAAGCAAAAAGATTACCCACATGCACTCATGTGGTTTTCTTATGCTATGGCCAATATGGGGTTATTATGGTACGAATTAAACAAAATGAAAATAAATTAGAAGACGCAGCGGCTGAATCTGCTGTGCTTGCTGGTCTATGTCAATATGGAATTGACGCAATGCTTGAGGTTGAATATATCAGCACCGAGCATTTTATGGATCAGACCAACCAAGTTATCTTTGACTGCTTGAAGAAGTCTCTTGAATCAACGCAGAAGGCAGAACTTTCTTCGCTACTATCTGCTGCAAACCAGCTCAATCATTATGATGTCATAAAAGAAGAGGCTGGATACTTAAGATACTTATTTGACACTCCGATTTTAGAAGATAACATTCCTGTCAACGGAGCAAAGTTAGCGAAGCTGAAGATAGCTCGTGATGTTAAGAAGACTTTGGCTAAATGTTCACTGGAGGTTGATAAAATTAATGGTGATGAAGACATCACTGAAATCATCTCTTTGATTGAGACCCCCATTTTAGATGCGACATCCAAAATATATCAAGGCTCAGACAACAAGCCCAAGATTATTGGTGAAGATGTCAGCGAATATGTTGAGTTCTTAAAAGAGAATCAAAATGAAATGTTGGGCATCAGCACTGGCTTTCCTCGTTTCGATGAGGCTATTGGCGGAGGAATCCGTAGAAAGTGTGTAGATCTTGTCGCTGCAAGACCTAAAGTCGGTAAGTCGATGTTTGGTGATGCTGTAGCGATGCATGTCTCCAGAAATCTAAACATACCAGTCTTGATGCTCGATACAGAAATGTCTAAAGAGGATCATCTTAATCGCATGCTTGCGAATGTAAGTGGTGTTGAAATAAACAAGCTGGCGAGCGGCAAGTTCGCTAATAATGATCTAGACATTGAGAAAGTAGAGAAAGCCGCTGAAGAGCTCCAGAATATCCCATATCATTATGTTAGTATTGCTGGTCAGCCTTTTGAAAATATACTTGCGATTATGAGAAAATGGATTCATCAAGAAGTTGGGTTTGATGAAAATGGCAGAACAAATGATTGTATTATTATTTATGACTATTTGAAATTAATGAACTCCTCTAGTATTTCTAATTCTATGCAGGAGTTTCAAGTGTTGGGCTTTCAGATCACACAACTACATAACTTCTGTGTGAAGCATGATGTGCCCTGTTTGAGTTTTGTGCAGCTAAATAGGGATGGTATTACTAAGGAGTCTACAGATGTCGTTAGTGGGTCTGATAGGCTTATATGGTTATGTACTAGCTTCACAATATTTAAGATGAAGTCAGATGAAGAGATGGCGGATGATGGCGAAGATCATGGCAATAGAAAGTTAGTGCCGATTGTAGCTCGTCATGGGGCCGGACTAGATGACGGAGACTATATAAATATGAACATGTTTGGTAAATTTGGTAAACTTGTAGAAGGGCAAACAAGAAATGAAGCCCATAAGACAAGTAAAATTAAGGATGATGGTTTTGAACAAACGACTAACGAATCAACAGATCTTAGCAGTGTCTAACCAGCTCTCGACTAGAGTTGAAGACTTGCTAAAATACTTTGAAATTGATTACATTGAGTACCCAAACAGGTTGGCCTTCCCGTGTCCAATTCATGGGGGCGATAATCCCGAAGGCTGTTCTATATTTACGGACGGGGTAAGCTCTAAAGGTAATTGGAATTGCTGGACTGCTAATTGTCATGAAGACTATGGAAAGAATACTTTTGGTTTTGTCAGAGGCTTGCTAACAAATAGAAAAGCCCGAGAAGTTGGAGTGCTGGAAACATTCTATTTTTGTAGTAAGTTCTTGGGGTTAGATCCAGAAACTATAGAATTTGAACAGCCAGTAGAAAACTATAGTGTCGTAAAGATACTTGAGGTTTTTCAAAGAGAGCCTGTGCGACACGAGCAGTCTGTAGATAGAGGGACAATAGTTGATAAACTTGATATACCATCTAAGTACTATATTGACCGAGGATATAAACCAGAGACGCTAGAAAAATTTGACATAGGTATGTGCATAGGTAGAGGCAAGCCGATGTCTGGCCGTGTTGTTGTTCCAATTTATGATGAGAATAATAATTATGTGGCCTGTATAGGTAGGGCGGTTTACCAGAATATGAAACCAAAGTGGCTGCACAGTAAGGGATTTAAGAAAAGTTCATATTTGTATGGGTACAATGTCGCCAAAGATGATATAATGAAAAAAGGCACAATTGTTTTAGTAGAAGGCCAAGGCGATGTGTGGAGGATGCATGAAGCTGGCGTTACTAATACAGTGGGTATTTTTGGTGCTAGTTTAAGTGAAGACCAACTTATCCTACTTGAGAGAAGCGGCGCCAGAAACGTGGTAATATTAACAGACTACGATGAGGCTGGCCAAAAAGCAGCACAGCAAATATTGAAGAGATGTGGAAGAAGATTCAATTACTACCGGCCAGAAATCGACCAGAAGGATGTGGGAGATATGACAGTCGAACAGATACAAGATCAAATTATTAATAAATTACAGGGAGTTTTATAGATGACAAGAATTTTGGCTTTTGCTGGCAGGAAACAATCTGGTAAAAATTCTGCTTGTTCTTTCTTGCATGGATATCAGATGAGGTCTTACAATATTATTAAAGACTTTGCAATTGACGAACAGGGCAGACTGATAGTAGATACCATTTCCACTGATGCTGATGGTGCTGAGCAAACAAACAAAGGTGTTTTGGATGTTACTAGAACCGACTTGGATTTTGGCCTATGGGCGGCTGAAAATATTTGGCCTTTCATTAAGCATTATTCTTTTGCGGGCGCCCTAAAAGAAATTTGTAGTGGTTTATTTGGTCTTGATCGCAATCAGTGCTATGGTACAGAAGCAGACAAGAATACACTGACTTGGTTCCGCTGGGAGAATATGCCCGGATACGAAGGGAGCGATGAAGGCAGAATGACAGCTAGAGAGTTTATGCAGTATTTTGGAACAGATGTTTGCAGAAAAATTCATCCCGATATTTGGACTGAACATACAGTCAAAAACATACGCACCGAAGAACCTTTAATCGCTATTATCTCAGATTGCAGATTCCAAAATGAGGTTGATGCCGTACAAAGGGCTGGAGGAAAAGTTATTCGGCTCACCAGAGGTGTTGACGACGATGGACACAGTAGTGAAGCCGAAAGCGAACTCATAGAAAATTATGACGCTGTTGTAGATAATAAGGATTTAACTTTGCACGAGACTAATGTAGAAATAATGTCTGTGCTTGAAAGCTGGGGTTGGCTCGGTAGTGTAATCGAAGCTACTGAACCTGCAGAGAAACAAGAGGATGGGCCACAGATCGTTGGCGGCATCATGAAAATTAAGGAGTAACATGTTAGTTACATACATAAGAAGTTCTAGTTATAATAATTTTGAGTATTGTCAGATGCAATATTTTATGACCTATGTTTTGGGTCATCAAACTACTTCAGGCAAGAAAGCTCAATTAGGAACTATCGTGCATAAGGTCATGGAAGTTTTGGCTGGATGTAAGAAATTACACCAAGACAAACAAGAGCTATTGCTTAAGGATGACGCTATCGGAGAGGTCGAGTTTACCAAGCGTAAACTCGGAACAAAGAAATTTGTAAACGAAATTCTTAAGCGTAGCTATGACCATTATACCATACCATGCTCTCACCATTACACGAACGCAGATTATAAGTTTTGTGATAAGATGACGTGGGAAGCACTAACTTATGAGGACGGCAACTTTGATCCTAGAAAACGGAATATCGTTGCGGCTGAGCCTCAGTTTGATATTGCGATTGAAGAAGACTGGGCTAAGTATGAATATGATATGCCGGACGGGACAAAGGTAGAAGGTCAGCTTGCCATCAAGGGCACGATTGACTTAGTAACAGAAGTGTCTGATGGCGTAATTGAAGTTATCGACTGGAAGACTGGGCGTAGGCTTAATTGGGCAACTGGTGAAGAGAAGACCTATGAGAAGCTCTGTAAAGACCCTCAGTTGATGCTTTATCATTATGCTGTTTCTAAGCTCTTCCCTGAATATGCAGATGCAATTATGTCGATATATTTTATTAGAGATGGCGGCCCTTTTAGCATCTGTTTTGAAGAAAGTGACAGACAAAAGTTTTTGGGTATGCTAAAGGATAGATTTGAGGAAATCAAGAAGACGACTCGCCCAAGAATGCTATCTAGGAATCAGGCTCACTGGAAGTGTACTAAGTTATGTGACTTCTGTAAGACGGACTGGCCCGGAACTAATGAAAGTATGTGCCGACATGTCAGTAATCACTTAGACCAATTTGGTATGTTAGACACGATACAAAACTGTACAAGAGAAGATTTCGATGTTGGATATTATGAGGCTCCCGGATAATGATTGAAGTAAAAATTACAGAAGAAATGAAAAAGAGTGCATGGGCAAAGTCTAGAGAGATGGGAGTTATAAAGAACTCCATCATGAAGGGCGATGGAAATATTGCTGGGTTTTTAGGTGAAGAGGTTGCAAATGTGGTTATAGGTGGTACAATCAATAACACCTATGATTATGATCTGGTTTCAGAAGATGGAATTAAATACGACGTAAAAACAAAAAGATGCACTTCTCCACCTAAGCCATACTATGATTGCTCGGTTGCTAACTTTAATACAAAACAAAAGTGCGACCGATATGTTTTTGTCAGGATTGAGAACAAAAACAAAAGATGGGGAAGAGCGTGGGTTTTAGGTTGGTTAACTCACGATGATTATTTTAAGAAAGCTCGCAAACTTACGAAAGGCCAGAAAGACCCTTCTAATGGCTTTGTTGTTAGAGCAGATTGTCATAATGTTGCTATTTCAGAATTGAATAAATTTAAGGATTGTCATGAATTGGATTCCACTAAATAATAAAACTCACTTTAGCTTACAAAGAGGTTATTCAAAACCAGAACAACTTGTAACTAAATGTAAGAAGTTTGGCTATACATCTTGCGCAATTACAGATATAAATACTATCTCTGGAGCTGTCGCCTTCTATAAGACTTGCAAGAAAAATGACATCAAGCCCATTATTGGTTGTACATTTGAATTTGAGGGTCATAAGTCAATGACACTCCTAGCCAAAAATAAAGAGGGTTGGTTTGATCTTATTGATCTAGTCTCTAAGAAAAATTCTTATAGCGATGATGTCGTTCATAAACTCTTAAAATCTCACAGTGAGAACCTGCTTTGTATTGATAAATTAAAGCAACAGCCTAGTTACTATGCAGACACAAAAGATGCTGAACTACATAGGATACTTCTTTGCTCTGGAATGAAGACTACAATGGGCAAAGTAAAAGACCGCCTAAAGCAAGATGACTTCAAAAAACTGAAGGGATTTTTTACTTCAGATAAATATTACTTAATGTCGCCAGAGCAAGTCTCGGGCAAGTACAGCGAAGACATCATAAGTAAAGTTTCTGAGATTTCGGAGCAATGTGAAGAGTATGATATCTTAGGCAAACCAATGCTTCCTAAATTTGACTGTCCCGAAGGTTACACTGAGGATGAATATCTAAAGCAATTATGTAGAGATGGATGGCGCACATTGCTCACCGAAACAGGCAAGGTGGACAATGAGGACAAGAAACAAGAATATCTTGACAGAATTAAAAATGAGATGGATGTCATCTTCGGTGCAGACCTGTCTGGTTATTTCCTAATCGTTCAAGATATCGTAAATCACGTTAGAGAGCGAGGCTGGTTGCCGGGGCCGGGGAGAGGATCTGCTGCTGGGTGTCTTATTTCTTATTTGATTGGGATTACAGAAATTGATCCTATTGAATATGACTTAATCTTTGAAAGGTTCTACAATGCGGGTCGTAACACCGAAGACCACGTTTCACTGCCCGATATCGACGTAGATGTCCCCGCAGAAAAGCGAGATGAAGTTATTGCATATATTAAATCAAAGTATGGAGAAGATAATGTATCTCAGATGTTAACCTTTAATAAGTTACAGGGTCGAGCGGCACTAAAAGAAATAATGCGTATCACAAATGCTGTTTCTTTCGCTGAGATGAATGATATAACAAAGAATATTCCCAACGAAGCAGATGTTTCCGACCTAATTGAAGAAAGCGGTGAAAAATCACTAATAAAATGGACGCTTACTTATCAGCCTAGCGATCTAGGAAAATGGTGTAAGGTTAACCAAGAAGGAGATTTAATCGGGCCTTTAGCAGAAATTTTTGAGCAAGCCATTGACATCGAGGGTACAATTAAATCACAGGGTAAACATGCAGCGGGAGTTATTATATCGGCTAATAAATTGAGAGAGGTTTGTCCTATGGTTCAAGATAGACACAAGAACCTTGTGGCTGGATTTGAAATGGGAGACCTTGAAGATCAAGGACATGTTAAATTTGATATTTTAGGCATCGACCTACTAAGTAAAATTATGGAGATTAAAGATGAGCACTAAAGAAGATTATAAGTCAGTTCTGTTTTCTGGCTGCGCGATTGAATATAAAAATGTTAGCCTTTGTGATCTAAGGTATTTTCTTCCTCAATTCAGAGGTAGACTCAATGGCGTTTACCAAGTACATTCAGACAATAAAAAGAATTTGTATAGTAAGCTGTTTTATGACATTAATGAAGCAGTTGATAAATTTATTGAATTAAGAGGTAATGTTAGATGAATTACAGAGATATAATTGTTTTTGACTTTGAAACAGGGTCTAGAAATCCACACAAGACACAACCGACACAAGTTGCGGCTATTGCTTTGCATGGACGCAAGCTAACAATTCAGCCCAACGGTATTTTCAATAGCGAGATTAGACCTATTCTTGACGACAAGAAAGCGATTGAGGCTGGTTTTGATCCTCTAGAAGAAGAAGCTTTAAAAATTACAGGTAAAACAAGAGAGGCTTTGGCAAAGGCTCCGTTACCAAAAACTGTTTGGAAAAAGTTTGAAGACTTTTGTATGCAGTTTAATTTCAAGAAAAGCTCTTATACTGCTCCTATTGCTGCAGGTTACAACATCATTGGCTTTGACTTACCAATCGTTCAGCGTATGTGTGACATGCACGGGACTACCGACTCAAGAGGTCGCCAGACTGTATTCAATCCTATCTTTAAGTTGGACTTGATGGATATGGTTTTCTCTTGGACTGAGAACAATAAAGACTTCAAGAGTCTTAGCATGGACTTTCTGCGAGACTATATGGGTTTTCCAGAAGAGAGCAAGCAGAACGCTCACGATGCGTTACAGGACGTTAAAGACACGGCTAATATATTGATTAAATTTTTGAAGTTCCAGCGGAACATTTCACAGAAGACTAAATTTGAAAAGGCGTTTGCGAATGGAGAATTCTACGTTTAATATTGATGACTATAATGACTCTAATGTTTGGGATTTAATTTGTGAAGGACAAACAAAAGGTGTCTTTCAGTTAGAGTCGCAACTTGGCAGGTCTTGGGCTAAAAGAGTTCAGCCTAGAAGTATCGAAGAACTAGCTGCTTTAATCTCTTTGATTAGGCCCGGATGTCTGAAGGCTTTCACTGAAGGCAAATCAATGACACAGCATTATGTTGACCGTAAAGCTGGCATTGATGAGGTTAAGTATTTACATCAAAACCTTAAACCAATTTTGAAAGAAACTTATGGTGTTCTTGTTTATCAGGAGCAGTCCATGAAAATCGCTCAACAGTTGGCTGGGTTTGACCTTAAAGAAGCAGACAGTCTTCGTAAAGCTATTGGCAAAAAGAAAGCTGGTCTTATGAATCAGATCAAAGGTTCTTTTATTCAAGGGGCTATCTCTATCGGCGGATTAGAAAAAGAAGCGGCAGAGGAGATCTTTGGTTGGATTGAGAAGTCTAACAGGTATGCCTTTAATAAATCTCACGCTGTTTCTTATGCTGTTAATGCTTACCGAAGCGCATATTGTAAGGTACACCGCAAGATGGAGTTCTTTGAAGCTTATCTTGGTCATGCAGATAGAAAACCAGATCCCCACACAGAGGTAAGGGAATTGGTATCAGATGCCAAACTTTACGATATAGAAGTCATGCCACCAAGACTTGGAAAGTTTTTCAATAACTTCACTATATCTGATGAGAAGATATATTTCGGAGTGAATAATGTTAAAGGTGTTGGCAGTTCTGAAACTGTAAAGTTATTAGATGCCATACCAGAACTAGAAGAAAAATTGGAAAAGCCTTTTACTCACTTTTCTTGGTGTGATGTATTGTTCAATTTGGGCGCTAGAATAAACAAGACCTCAATGGAGTCTCTAATAAATGTTGGGGCTTTCAATGGCACTAAAAATCGAATGCATCGAAGCCAAATGCTTTATGAGTACAAGAGCTACAAAGATCTATCTGCGAGGGAGAGAACGTGGCTACAAGAAAACTATGATACAAGCCATACACTTGTAGAGTCTTTAGATAATATGATAAATAATCTTAAGATTACTTCTCGTAGACTTGTAAAGGTTTTTGACTTAAGAAATGTAGTAGAATCTCCTCCTTTTGAATTAAATGATCACCCCGAACAAATCGCAGATTTAGAAATAAAGTTTCTAGGAACAGCGCTAAGTTACTCAAAAACTGATGCGGTAGAAAGCTCGTTGGTAAACTGTACATGTAAAGAGATAGTGCAAGGCAAAACGGGAAGCGTAAATCTTGCTGTGCATATTAATGCTTTACGTGAATATAAGACTAAAAATGGCAAGAACCCCGGACAGGTTATGGCATTCCTATCTGTTGAGGATTCGACGGCAGGCTTAGATTCCGCAATAGTATTTCCAGATGCTTATGAAGAAAACAAGCAACTTTTATATGAAGGCAATACTGTTATTGTGATGGGTCAGGTTTCTAAGAAAAAAGATACTAGTTTAATAATAAACAAAGTGTCTCAAGCGTAGCTTGTAGTTAATATATAGTGTATTTGGAGTACTTTTATGAATAATTGTAATTTTGTAGGTAGATTAACAGCAGACCCTGTTATCAAAGATGTTGGTTCAACTCAGTTGGCAACATTTTCGCTGGCTATTGAAAAGCACCGAAAAGATAAGAACGGAAACAAGATTAAGCGTGTGGACTTCTTTGATTTTTCTGCTTGGGATAGCGGAGCAACAACCATTCACAAGTTGTGCAATAAGGGTGACATGATAGCTGTTTCTACTATAGCCAGACAGGAAAAATGGAATGACTCAAACGGTCAAGCGAGACAAAAGGTTACATTCAGGGTTCAAAACTTTAGAGTGTTTAAAGATAGACAAGACGATGAAGGAGAGTGATTGTATTTCTATAGACGATAATTTTGATGTTATAATTTCTTTAGTTGTACAATTTGGCGGTCACGCAAAGTCCTTTGAGTTTGA